ACGGGACCGATGTTGTGGATCTTGATACAGGCGCGGTTTACAATTACTGGTATTGCATACCGCTGAACGCTAAGCCCTATTTGTCCGATAGATAAGCACTACAGCAAAGTCCTAAACCACTCCATATCAATGTCAGGGCATGTCTTACCTTGCTTTGACCCACTTTCCGTCTCATAGTGTCCTAACACCTTTTCTTTAGGAATGTTAAACTGTGTCATCAAGCCTTTAACGAGCGCCAGGAGCCCATCTTTCTGTTGTTCATTAAAGTCTTCTTTGCTGTTTCCGAATCGCATAACTCCGATGCTATTGTTATTGTATTCAGGGCAATGCGCTCCGGACCAGTACCACGGCCTTCCAACTTCAATCATTCCATCATCTGAAACTATAAAGTGGTATCCGATTCCGTCCCACCCTTTTTCTAGGTGCCATGAGTGAACGTCTCTTGCTGTATTGCCTCTCTGTGGTGATGCGGAGCTATGTACGATAATATATTTAGGATTGTTTATAGAACCCATGTTATTTTTTGGCCTCAACATATGTTTTTAGCATCTTCTCCCCGCTTCTGCCAAGCACGTATCCCCCAAGCCCAAGCTGGATCAAATCCCACATATCAGTAGTAAGTTCAAGCGTTGGAATTGTTGCGCCGAAAATAGCAGATGCATACGGCACTAGAATATAGTTATTTGCTACGATAAAAACGAATGTCAGCATAGTCACAGGCCGCCAGTTTCTCTGCAGCCATGACTCGCCTTTGGCTTCTGCTATGATCACGTTGTGCTGCAGTTCCATAGCTTTCGTCTTATAGCCTTCCCATTTCGATTCCAGTTCAGCAAACTTGTATGAGATTTCAGCCTGAACCTGCGGGTCTTCGATCTTTTTCCCTGTTATTGCTTCTCTGATTCCTGTAAACAGGCCGCTGATAGCAGTACCTGCTTCGCTGATGTTAAAATCCATCAGTGCCATTATGACTCCTTATTTCTTTGGTTTAGGAAGTGTACGCGGTTTTGGACGAGACTTTTTACTTCCCTTCTTTGGTAGATTTGCTGCCATTATTTACTCCTTTCCATTGATTGTCTTAGATGCTCTAATTCCCCCTTTAGCACTGTGATCTGCTTCGGAAGATTTTCATCAAATAAAATCCACTGTAATGTTGCTTCGTTTGCTTGTGCCCTGTTTGATACCACTGTGATCTCTTTATTCGCAAGCTGTACAGCATTTGATGTCTGAAGAACACCAGTGTTTACAGCTTGAACAGTCGATGCAAGCTGGTTGATGTTTGCTGTCACGGGTGCAGTCTGCGCATTTACGATCCAAAGGATACACCCGAAAACAATGGCAAGGCTGCTTAACCCGGCAACTAATACCGCCATAATCGAAGGGAACCCCATCGGCTTTGGAGCGTGTGACTTTGCAAAATCGTCAAACTTATTAAACAGCTTTTCTAGCATTGTCTTTAGGCCGTGAATGTCTGCAGCGTGTGCATCACCCTGGGCCTTAAGTCTGCCTAATTCCTCATGTAGTTCTCGCTCTACCTCTGTCACCTGTTACCCCCACAAAACAGTGGCGTAGGATTTCCGCTCGCCATACAGATAACACCACGAATAAAAAGAATTGGCATGATGATAAAAGTTATTATCCATGACGCTATAAAAAGTATAAATGTCTTCATGTTTTTACCACACTATCGCCTCTAATTCATCTTGCGTTGTAGCCGCGTCAATAGCAGTGTCCAGTTCCCACTTGCGATAAATCACTCGCTGGCCATATAGCAAAATCTGAGTCCTGATAACCGCAAGCTGTTCCGCAGTAACAGGATGCGTGTTTCCGTCGGCGTCCATGACCACGGTTGACCCCAGTTCGATAGCACCTTCGATGTTTTGAAGGTCGTCGTATTCTCCATAACGGCGTGCATCAATGTCGTACCCGAAGGTGGAGTCGCATCGCCCCGTCTGCATAGCGAGAGTACGCCATTGCTTTACCTCGGCCTTCTTCGCCGCTTTGATTGCCTGCTTTTCATCTGCGGTAGTCTCAACAAGAGTTCCACCGACAACCCATTTCCCGTCTATTTCAGAGCCATCGGAAAGTGTCCCAGTGATGTATTTGTGCGTGAGTCGGTCGTAGTCGGGTGTAGGTAAATATTCGACACGCATATATCCGTGTGAATATGCCTCTTCATCTGTCATTGAGCGCAACCATTTTTGTAATGGTACGGTCGTTGTGACTTCTACCGTCTGTTCATCTTCGTCAATGACTTGTGTCTTGATTGTAGTTATTGTTTCGTCCCATTGGATGAGCATGTTTTTTGTTATGGGTTTTCCGTTGTGAATAAACATTTTATATCCTTATGTGTAAAGTGGAACTAATGTATATGTATACTCGTCAAATCCGTCTACTTGACTGCTAAATACACTGAAAAACTCAGTCGTACTTCCCCCAATAGAGTTAATAGGTCTAGGGTATCCTGTAAATATTCCATATACCGTCTCCTCATCGGTAGAGAGATTGTATGAAACAAGTGTTATAACACCGCCGATATTAATATATCCGTATATAACGTCTCCGATAATAACTCGTCCAACAAAAGTTGTCCCAAATGTATGTGTTTTATATGTGTACGAATTTCCTGAAATATTATATAGTATTATCTTTGTTGCGTCATCTTGGTTGAAAGAAATTACAATATTCCCATTCCAGTAAAACGATGATGCTGAACGGGAATGATACGATCCAGCCGATAATGTGGACCATGTATTAGTTGATATTTGATACCTTGACATATATTTGACTTGGACTCCTCCGTAGATTCCTCCAAAATAGTATATAAAATCACCTACACCTACACCAGAACACAATCCATATTGTAATCCTGTCCTTGTAGCCAACGATGACCATGTATTAGTATTTAAATCAAGAACATATTGTTTGCCATCAACTCCTGATGTAGAACCTGCGTTATTATAGTAGCCCCCGACAACATACATTTTTCCACTATACACTGTTCCACCAGCACCCGCAATCCCTACTGTCCCAGCAGTTGCAGGATTTGTTGCGTAGGTGACCCATGTTAATGTCGTATGGTCATACTTATATGCTGTTGGAGTGTATGTATCCGAACCTGTATTTACTTTTCCATACAAGTAAATTACATCGTTATCAAGAGGCGGAAATTGCCAATATAATACATCGTTAGTTACAACCGTAGGAATGCTTGATGTTGTGAAAGGCCCGTTAATATCAAGTGACCATCCGATAATTATTTGTGGTATTCCCCAAAACAAAGGATTGGCACCGGCAAACATTACGACCACTCCACTTTAGATCCAAGCACTATCGAACCTTTGATAATTTGATAACCGAAGCTCATATAAGTTTCCGTGCTTGATAGATTTGTCGGGATATTCTTAAATGCCGCGTTCCATGTCGGTGCGGTATACGTTGCGTTGTATTCAATAGTGATTACTCCGCTTTGATTTGTGCCTGATGTAGGAACATTTGCAACTCCGATTGTCATTTCACCAGTAGCACCTGTCGTGTCGATGTAAAAGTCGTTACCTGTTGCAAAGTCGATGGATGGCGATGCACTCCATGCTATCTGAACCTCTGATACTCTTTGCCCAGCTGTAAACACGTTTACGTCGTTTTTAAAGGCACCGTCAATATTGATTTGATTTTGGCTTCTGAATGTCATGTTACGCTCCGTGTGCTAATAGGATTTCTTGGTCGGTAAGCGCCCTAGGATACCACTTGTCACTTATGAATTGTGCGGGTAGGTCATTAGCAGAATTTGTAGGGCTACGAGAACCTAATGATACGTTTGCATCATAAATATCAGGATACGGAATAGTAGCGTTTAATGTGTTTACAAGCACGCCGTTATAAAACTCTTCTATCTTCGTTTCTGTAAACCTGACGGCTACTTTAACAATAGTATTTGAAACATCGCCTACGTCTACCGATGACGTTAATTGTGTAATATTTTTATATAGCACACTTAATGAACCTACCGTATTAAAGTAAACTTGTAATATTGTGTTTGAGTCTTTATAGATTGACATAATATGACGCAGTGCACCCGTGGCAATAAACTCCGGCACAAGCTCCACAAGATACGTTGCACCTTTGGTCAGGTCAGGTACATTCCCGTTTGCAGGGTAGTAAATGTTCATCGGGTCTCGTGTAACAGGAGCGCCACCTGTCGAAATATACGGTGTCGGGAATGATAGTTTCTCAAGCTGCACCCTGTCTGCTTGTCCAGAAACCGTACATGTTAGGGTAGTGGACGTTGTTGTGAATGTTACATAATTTTCTATGCCGCCAGAAATCACAGAAGTATCGGCCCCGCTTAATGTAATTGTTCCGGCCCCGTCAAGAAAGTACATTGTATAAACGGTTGCATTTAGCACAGTAATAACCTGTGTTACACCCACGTCGCTATTTAGAAATAGATTCGTACTACCAACAGCATTCACGAGTCCGTATTCGCCAAAGGCTCCATTTCCATCGGCAGGTGCTGTTTGCCAGTTTCCATAACGGTCGATGTAGTTCAAGTCGCTAGGTTGGTCGTATGTCACACTACCTGTGCCTTTGAACTCGAAGCCGTTTTGTAGGTCAAGGCTCGATATGGGTTGTGTGATTCTGCCAACTGTACCATCTGATAAATTCTTTAGATCATATAGATTTGAAATAGATTTACCTACAATCTCTACCCCACCGAATGAATAAAAGTTTCCAGTAATATCACTAGATAATAGATAAATGCCGGGTAATACAAGGATAGGTATATTCAGAGTTGCTGCTTTTACAAATGCAGAGGTGCTGTCTGTACCATCACCCACAGCGCCAGCCATTTTTATATTAATAGTAGAATCTGGTCTTACCCAGCACCCAAATCCTGTACCAGTCCCCTGATTAGCTATAGATACAGAAGGGTCAATTCTGGTTATTCCGTTAGCTGTTGATTTGTCTATAGTTGCATCCCAATTAAATGGTCCACCGCCTCCATCATTTGCAGAGTTGTATCCTTTTGCATTTACATTTCCATACAGTGACGTGTTAACAGATAGTAAATCTGTAATAGTATCAACATGCAATGTATTTACATATACTTCATTTTCTCCAACGGTAACATTCTCGATACCATCTGCTGTTGCATTCCATCTGAAAACTTTAAGAGCTTCAGGAGTTGGCACTTCAACATTAACGCCCTGTACTGATTTTGGAAGCTGGAAACATCTGCTAATATCAAGCTTACCGTCAGCAAGTAGATAAGTCTGGTAATCCTGGTCTCCGTTTAGGTCTGCAGCAGTAAGGTCGCCATTGGCCTGATATTCATAATCACGGTCAACTGCAAGGTCACGGATTATTGTTACGCTGTCACCTGCTGTAGCTCCTGATACCAAAGTAACATCACCGCCATTGTCGCCATTGATTATCACTGTGTAATCTGTTGTTTCTGTGAGAAGGTCTGCAGTGTCATCAGGGTTTTGACCGGTTGGAGTTAGATACACTTTCACATTATCGGTTGTGTATATCTTGAACGTGAATGTGAATATAGTTTGACCGCCTGTTGCTGTATATTCAGCTCTTCCGTCTACTGTGTTGAATGCCATTATTGCGCTCCCATTTCAGATATTATATCGTTTTTCATTTCAGCCATTGCTTCCTGTTCCGTTATCCCAAGTTCCAATGCTTTATATTTCGCTCCCTTTGCTAGTCGCTTTTTCAAAACACGGTCCATAAGGCTTTCATTCTCCATCATAAGCTGGAACCGTGCCGCTTGGTCAAATGAGTTTTTAACCCTAGCAAGAATCTCAACCTTATCTTCGTCTATAGCCTCCTTGTATGACTCATCATCCATCACTTCTTTTAACGTTGCTTTGAAATTTTTTCCATCAACTTCAAGGTCTTTTCTTGCCAACTTTATAAGGTCGTGATATTCTTTTGCTTTCAGCTTTACGCCATTGATTAATCGAGACGGCTTAGATACTGCAACCTTCATAGTGCTTTCTGCAAGACGTGCCACTTCTTCTATGACATCATCTGTCTTTCCATCAACTACAGGCCAAGGGTTTAGAACCGCATCATAATCCATTTCTTCGCCATAGGCATCAAGATTTTTTGGAAGGTCTTGTGATAATCCTGGGGTGTTCTGCTTTATCTTATCCATCCAGTTATCTGTTGTTCTTTTTGTATCATCGAACAATCTTGTTATATCACGCCTTGCCCCTGCATATGGAACAGATGCGTTGATTAAGTTTGTAATGTATGAACCCATATATCTTTTTGGGTCGCTGGCTGTTTGCATCAAGTCTCTAATGCCTGTCATGAATGTTCTATCAAGAGTTGCATTAGAGACTGCAGCGGCCCATGATGCAGCAATACGGTCTGCGTAATGTTCCTCTTCTTCGCCCATCTGCATCTGATCTTGCTTTGACATTATCTCTGTAAAATCAGCTATTGTCCCAAAAATATAACTAAATGGCTCTGCCCTTTGATAGCCGATATACTCATAGTTTCCATCAGGTTTTGTTGTTCTAATGCTAAATGGCCTCCATCCTGTTGCATATTTGGCTTCTCTCTCTTTTGGGTCCGATGGGTCTGACCCTGTTATCATTCCATTTGCTGCCATCATTGATGCAGATGCGAGCATAGCTGTACCTGTATACATTTTGGCTCTTGCCATTTGGCCTCTATACCCACCTGCAGCAATGTCGTCTTTGTATTGCCTTGTAATAACTGCAAGCGGTGTCCTTTCAAGAAATCCCTGCTTCATAAGGTTTGTTGGAGTTTTCACAAAAGGCATAACCATAGTTACAGCTGGATGTGAATATGCAACCTTCTGGAATTGCTGGCCTAATTTTCCTAGCGGATTCTGGAATGTTACTGTAAGGCCGTAATCTGTAGCCTCTTGCATCATCTCTTCAGTTGGATTTTCCATAAGGTCCTGGAGCAATCCTCTGGCCTGCTTATCGTCAAGTCCTTGTGCTTCAGCTATTCGTGATGCATGTCTGTATGCTGTCTGTGTTAGCTTCTGGCGTTCTGCAAGTGACTTGAAAAAAGCGTCTTCCATCCCCATAAGACGTTCAGTTGGAAAACGGATAACACTGCCTAATACATCAATAGCCGTTCCTGCTACTGACTGTTGTTTTAGCCCTAAATAGTCAGAGCTTATGTACTTTTTATTCATTCCCTCGAATTTTGAGATGCCGCCATATGGCTCTGTGCTTTTAAACGCCTGCGCTCCTGCTGCCAATGCATCATCAAATCCGTTGATAAGGCCAAAGAATCCAGCCTTCCATTCGTCTAGTGCAACTTTTTCTTCTGGGCTTGGAAGGTCTTTACCAACTCTTGCAGCAACGTATGTGTCTATAGTATCCATACCCATTCGTAACGCAGTGCCTGATGTATTGATAATATGAGTCTTAACACCACTAAGAATTGAATTGATAAAGTTCTCTATAAATACATTTCCTGCTTTCTTGAATAGACCGTCTTGAGCATGGACCATATCAGTAACGCCTTTGCTTGTTGGAGCTAGATCAATCTGTTTTGCCATCTCGTCAACATCAAGACCGCTATGAACACGGGATACCATCTCGTTAATACGGTCCATTTGCATTTGGTCTGACCCTTGTGGTATGCCAAATGCTCTAAGACCACGACCATACTCTGCTCTCATTCCCATAAACTGATTTGTGAATTGCTGATGGAATGTCCATTGTTTGCTGAATTCAAGCCTGTCTTTTTCTGATGCTTCGCCTCTCACTACAAGTTGTGAAAGTTCTTTTAGTCTTACCGCTGATTGCTCGATAACCTGTCGTGTAGCAAGTACATATTCAGGAGAAAGTAGTTCTCCCTGTTCCCTCTGCATTACCTTCAAAATAAAATCAGGATCGCCACCAACATCTTTTGCAAGCGCCTTTAATTGTTCGTCTCCAATTACTCCGCGCCTGGCTTCTGTTATTTCAGCCTTGTTTTTTTCTGCCATTTGGGCAATTACTGCCTTAACATCGTCTTCGCTTTCTATTGTGTCGAAGTTCATTTGATATGAATCTGTAGTACTGAAGTCGTTAAGGTCTGCCTTCTCCAATTTAACTGCTTCTTTGCGCTCGTTGAATGTCTTTGGCATTTCTTCCGGCTTTATTCCTTCAGGTATTTCTACAGGCTTGTCCTCGATGCCGTACTTCTTCAGCAGTTCTTTTTTAGGGACTTTTACCGATTTAGGCTTTACAGTTTTTAGAAGTTTTCTTGCACCCCATGCGGAAAGATTTATAGCAAGTTTTTCTTCAGGCAATGCCGGTACTTCTTGAGTCTGCATTTGCTGATTCATAAATTGAGCTTCTTGTATTGATTGCTGTTCTCGCTGTGGTGTTATTTGTGGGTTAATTTGTTCCATCTGATGCCTTGGATATTTTTTTTACAACTTGCTTTACGCCTTTCCCTGCAAGTTCACCGCCCTTAACAAGTCCTGCACCACCTGCCGCGCCAATGCCTGCTGCTACCGCTGTTTGTGTCGGATCAATTTCTTCCTGCATCCCTGCTTCTACAGCTACATTCTGCCTTGAAATATCGTCTGCTGCTGTGTAAACTGCTCCCTCTGTAGCTGCTACAGCGGTAGTGCTTTGCAGATATTTCTTTGCTCCCTGCTTCATCATTTCTTTTAAACCAGCTTTTGCCGCCTGACCTCCGGCAGCTTTTCCAGCAAATCCCCATCCAAGTGTTCCGATGCCAACATATGTTGTCGGGTCAAGCCCAATGTTTTTAAAGAATCTGCCAACTCCTGCCGATGATATGTCTTTCTTATCGTATGCGTCCATCATGTAATAGAATGCGAGTTTCTGTTCGTCTGATGCTCCTGAAATTTTTGCAACCATAGGGATTGTTCCAAGTGCCATGTTGTAGTTGAATTCCCCCATCATTTCAAGCCCGGCTTTTGCAGCCTCTTCATCAGTACCAGTAAAATCGCTATCATTGAAATATTTATAGGCCATGCGGGATGCTTCTACCCATGTTGCGTCTTTTGAAAGTTCTTGCTCTGTGTATTCACGCTCTTTGTCGTAAATTTCTTGCGCCATATCACGAACAATCTGTTGGCTATCTGTCAATGGCATCAGTGTCCCCTTCCATCAGGTCTTCTTTTATTCTACCCATTGTAGACATAAATTTTCCTAATGTTGAATTTTTGTATGCGTCAGCGGCTCGTTTTGCCTCCTCTTCTTCTTTCCTCTTCCTTTCCTGTTCTGCTTCTACTCTTTGTTTTGCTTTCGTATGATCGTATTCATTTATTACCTGGTCGGCTATCTGCAAAGCCTTCATCTCTCTTTCTTCCGGTGGTAACGCCTGCACTCTGTCAAAGAATTTTCTGTATGTCTCGTCAAATTCACGCATTGTGCGACCAGTAAAGTCAATCTTCGCCATTAGCGTATCGCTTAGGATATTGAACTTTCTTCTAACCCTGTCCCTTGCTTCAAGACCGTTTATTGTCGCAGTCCATTTGCCTTCTTCTTCAAGATACCGTTTTTGCTCTGCGATAAGATCCATCTTTGTCTTGTTGGTAATGTCCGGCAGATCAAGAATATCCTGTTTGCTGTAATCACTCATATACGAAATTACTCTTAGTTGTGTTGCAGTGTTGTCATATTTGGCCCCAGGATCATTAGCCTTTTGTGAATATTTTTCATATATTGCAATGTTTATTGATCCGTTTGCCAAATCCGAATCCAACTGGTTTTGGTCTAAAGTTCCTGAAACATACTGTGAGTCGTACTCTTCTACTTTAGCCTGTCTCTCTTCTTCTTCTATTCTCTCTTCTTCGGCTCGTAGGCTTGATGCCATTGCATTTTCGCTTTTAATGCTTGTCATCATACTTCCATACAACTTATCCTGTTGCTCTTCCGACAGCATAGGATGATCTCTCTTCCTAAAATCACGCATATATTTTAATTTGTCATCTGATTGTGAAAAAAGAGACATCTCCCTTGTCGAATACCCATCTACCAAAAGTGTCCTATTGAAAGATGCCACTTCACCTTCAGATATAAATTTATTAGCAACTGCTGAATTTTGGAGCTGAGTTAATTTTAAAGCAACGTCTGCTGCTTCTCCTTCGTCTCCATTTGATACTGCAGCAAGATAATCATTTCTAAGGACTTCTGCGAAACCTGCATATGATTTCGATTGGTCGTTTCTGCTTTTTGTTAATGACGCTGAAAGTATTTTTTCATATGCCTTTGCGCCATAATCACGATATGTTTTTTCCACAACTTTCTGAAGGTCTGAAGTAGGTGCATTTTCTATTGCAGGCTTGGCAGCTTCAGAATACATTTTCATAAATTCTTTTGGACTATATGGGTTAGCTGCTGCAAGGTCTGCCGCTTTTATCCTTGCGTCAAATGCAGAATCTGCAGCATATTTTGCGTCCGCAGCATTGTTATATGCTTTTCCGTATATAGTCCATCTGCTTTTTCTCTCATATTCATCAGCGTTAAGTGCAGCTCTTTGTGCTTTTTCCTGGATTAACGGGGTAGCTATTGCTTCTGCTGCTCCAAAAAACGAACTCAATTTATCAGTAAGGCTTTGAGAAAGTATCTGCTGCCCACGCTGTGCCGCTGCTACTCCTTGAAGAGCAGGGCTAACATCGGTCTGTACACCTTTTATCTGTGATTCATAACGTGGTAATTCTGCCATTATTTCACCTGCTGACCTATAGTTTGGATAGCATTAGATACTAGCTGATTTCGTTGCGCCTGCTGTACTCTCTGATTTGCGAGCGCTTCTCCTGCTGCTCCTGCTTTACGCATCTGGCTTCTCGATGCTCCTGCGGCACGAATTAGTGAAACATCACGCTCATACGCCTGTTCTCCTGCATTCTGTATTGCTGAGACACTTCCCTCTTCTTTTCGTCCCTGCATTCCAAAGATAAGGTCTTGCGCTTCCATGACTTTATTGTATTCATTTGTACGTTGTGCGACTTGAGCTTCTGCGTTTACTCTCTCTTGCTCTGCCGAAAGACTCAATAGTTGCTGACGGTATGCATCATCTACCTTCTGTCGTTCTTCAGCCCTCATCTGACCGAATGCTTGCGTAGCTATTTGTGCGATTGCAAACCACATTTTAATACTCCAATTCGTGATCGAACTGCATCAGCGTGAATGGAAGTGGCACTTCCTGTGATACAGTTATCTGTGTTGTCCTGCTATATCCAAGCAAATAGATTTCCTTTATCCCTGTAAACGTTTCAGGCGCCTCATCTAGTGTTACAACAAACTGCCTGTCAGGTAGTTGCTCGCCTTCTATAATTACGCCTAGAGATTGATATAGATTAAGTATAACACGGATTACGCGCTTTATTTGATTTACGATAGTACCTTGGTCATTTGTTCCGGCAGTCAATGGCATGGTCTTGATTGTTATTTCAGGTGCGAATCCAACTTCAACATATGCAACTGAATCTCTAGGAAGGTCAACATAATATTTCCCAGTATCCAAATATGCAGTTGCTGTGCCAAGGTATGATCCGTCAGCAACGATGCTGTATTGCTTTGTAAGATCAAGATACGGAAGAGCGGACTTGATTTCTACACGGCTAACCACGCCTGTAACTTTTGTTGAATGGTCCATGTAGTAATCAGGATCATGCTTCTCTAGGAAATAATATCCTGTGTCACGTTCAACAATGAAATATACAAACTCTCCTATTGTCTCAACACGCTTGATATTTCCGTCTGTTGTAATTCTGGTCCATCCGTTAATTCCTTCTGACCTCATTACGTTAAGAACTGCAACAGTCCCATCACCATTCACGACATAAATATAGTTTGAAACGTTTGCGCTTGTGCCTGTAACTGCAGCTATGTCCTGAACATCATTTGTAATATCAGATGCAAGTAAAGACACCGCTGTAGACGCATACGCATCTTCATTGAATGAGAATAGGAATGAGCGCAAATCCTTCCCGTTCTTGTCAATGTAGTATGTAGCTCCATCTATCTGCGCTGTATCGATTCTCTTGTTCCCGTAAACGGTCTGCTGCTGCCATGAAGAACTTGCAGGCGTAATTGGCATCGCCTGGTTATAAAACTCCGCGTTCTTTGAGAATACCTGCAGAGATCTGTTTGACACAACATTTGTTATTTCATTGTACGTCACTGTGTCAAGAGTATCAAAAATAGCATCGGTGCTGTTTCCGTCTCCGGTATTGAAATTAAGAAAATCTGCAACAACTGATTGCCATACGCTTGATGGCTTTGAATCAGATCCGCCTAGAACTAGCCTATTCTGGTGAACTGTTGCTGTTCGAGGCCATCCTCTGCTAATGCTCCATATATCCTCGAATGGGCTATCAGAATCAAACGGTAACCCGATATACCCACTTATTACTTCAATGACTGCATCTGCCACAGGAGCAACTCCGAAAGTAATTGTCTGGGCAAGTGCATCAAATGTAAAATCGGTAGTACGTATCTTTTTCACACCATCAACGTATACTGTGAATATACTCCCGCTGTACAGCATTACGAAAACTGTCTCTACACCGTCTCCGATATACTTCTCTTTCACCCCTGCATATTGATTGGTAAAGTCATATATAGGCATATCATCGAATGTTACAAGTGACGCTGTAATTGTAGATGCACCTGAATAATAAATCTTTACGGGCCGACGAGTACCGAAGAATACATATAGCTCACGCTCAATCTGCACATAATCAAGATTATTTAGCTCTGCTTGTGTAAGAGATGAAGCGAATAGTGTACTGATTAAAACAGTATCTACCTGCGCATCATCCTGATAAGCGATGATTGAATCATCTGTAATGATAATGTAGTTGATAAGGTCGTTATCATAGTCATAGTAAAGTTGTCTTGGTACAACGTCGAAATATTCTTGTCCTAGTGTAGATGTAGATGACTCTAAAGCATTCTTCATGCCGTAACGTCTCTCTACGCCGCCATGAGCCATAATGACTGCATTATCAATCTGCTCTGCGCCACTATAGTATTTGTTAATGTCTATACGGCCTCGCAGCGTCTTGGCAAGTACGCCAGACACCAAAGAATTTTGAATGATTCTTGTTTTGCTCATTACATTCTCACATCAGTAAACGGAGAATCAACTATCCCTATATTCGGGCGTTCTGCTGAATCTATGTTTCTAGCTCGTCTCATCTGCATCTCGTACATTGCATTATATTCCTGCATACGCGTGCTGTTTCCTGTTACTGGTACTGCGTATTGTGCAGCCAGGAAGAACTCAAGAGCCTTGGTGAACCACGGAGGAAATAAAGATTCATCGACTCGGTAAATGTAATCAATGTATGCGGTAATGCTATTTGAATAGAGCTTATCACCATAGATTTCATAATTACTCTGGTCCTGCACCTTTATCAGCATAATAAAATCCGTTGGTAGCTGAAACTGATAGTTATAGTCATTGATTGGCTCTGCTGTAAGTCGTGCCAGTTGTACTTTCTTTGTGGCGAATCTCCATCTATGAGAAGACAGTAGCGCTCGAAGGCTTGTTTCGTAAAGGTTTGAAGCTACAAGTGCGCCTGAACCTGCATCACTGAATGAAGCTATAGGAGTATGACCCAATAGGATAAGAGCGTTTGAATTGATTTTGATAGCTGAAGCGACATTCATGGAATCTCCTTTATAAACTCCCCCGAAGGGAAGTTGAAAAAGTTAAGCCAGTGTAGCTTCTTCTACTGTTACGGTAGTGCTTGAGCTTGCTGTAACTGCCAATACAACAGAACCATCTGACCCGCCTGCGATGATGATATCGTTCACGGAAAGAAGCTGGTATACGCCAAGGAAGTAATCAGCTGTTGCGATTTGTGCCTTGGTGCTATCAGTATCCTGGTGCGTGAAGATTTTCAGTGACCCTGATCCGGAACCAACGTTTCCGGAAAAGTTTTTACGATTAAATGCCATAACCTACTCCTTAATCTTCAGTCGTTTGAATTTTGACTACGCCTTCGTTGTCACGAATGACAGATCCGCCTTTGAACTCACCGTGGGACAACCAGGATTTCTTGTGCGCAATCCAGTCCGCGCCTGTAGTGATATCCATTCCAACCGCTTCACCGATTGCTGACATATGCCATGCGTAGTTATCCTGCAGGTTTCCTGTTTTACTCATGCCTCCCTCTGAACGTGGAGCGACAAGGTGGAAGGTAAAGCCCATGAACGTGTTTACTTCACCCTGTACGAGAGCTTTTACGCTGTTGTAGTCAGCACTTGTTACTTCAGTTTCTGCAAGCAGGTCTTCAAGGCCATCAGGGGTGATTGCAACATGGCGGTCCGTGTTCGGGACTTCACGGTTATCAAGAGCCTTTTTTGTTGCGCGCAGTTTCTCGATGTTCCATCCAGTGCCTACTCCGCCAACGTCTGTACCGACAAGATAACCCTGACCTGCTGTAGGGGTTGCTGAATACGAACCGGCAGCCATTGCGTCAATCTTGATCTGGTCACGGCGACGGCCAAGAGCAGAAGCGATTGTGTAACCTAGTTCACGAACCTCGTCGATGTTCACCTCTTTTGCGTTGAAAATATCTGTGTATTCGTCAGCATCCCAGTCTGTAAGTGTTACAGGAATCAGTGAATGCTCTACGTCCATAGCGATAGAGTCAGCCGATGGAGCTGTACGCTGTGTCGCTAGGCCCTTGCCCATTTTGCGGAAGTTGTATGTGTCGCCTGTAACATCCATACGGACGGTACATGTGCCGTTAAGTGTGCCTGCCGTTTGGAAAACGTGTTTGACTTCTGAATCAAACTGTTCACTGGCAACTGCTGATAGGTTCTTACTCATATCTTAGCCTTTGTTATGATTTAGTTTTTTGATGATTCTTTAGTCTGTGGGCGTGTTCCATTCGGCAGAAGCAGAACGGGGCGCACAACTAAACGCCGTTTCCGTCCTCACTTCCGGCCTCATGGTTGAGGGTGTTCGGGGTGTGAGTTAGTAACAATTCATCTGACAAAAGTATAACATAATTTCTTATATGTTATGCGCCTTTTGACAGTTGTGATACAAGTTCACGATATTTTGCACGATGATGCGGGTCAATATCGATAAGACGCTGGCCTTGTTCATTGGTAGCAAACTGCATAGAGCGCATTTCTTCCATCGCATCTTTTTTCATTGGAGCTGTCTTTGATGGGTCAGCTACTCTCGATGGCTTGTTCGCATTGATTAGCTTTTCAAGAATCTCAACGCCCTTTGCTGTAGTAGCCATATTAATAAGCTCTTCTGCGCCATCTTCATCAAAGTTCGCTTTTGCATAATCTGCAATGTTGGATAGTCGTGCCTTTGCATTTTCACCAAGTTTTCCTAGCTCTTCTTTAATACGTCCTTCTTTTTGTTGCATTGCCTCTTCTTGAATCTTGCCAATAACTGAATCGTATTGCTCTACAAGCTCATTGAACATATCTTGATTCATGTTGTACTTCGAACCGATTTCTGTCAGCATATTCAATAGTGGGCTTTCTTCTTCAAGTCCTTCTGGTAATGCGTATCCTTCTTCAGGTGCGCCTACGAAACCGCCCATCTTTTCCTGATGCAGTTTCATCAGTTCGCTATATCCTCTCGCCTGATCCTGAACCGATTTATATTTATCGCTCATCCATTCAGGTTTGTCTCCTTGGCCAGGGACACCTTCGCCCCAGTACCATGAAGGCTCTTGCTCTGTTGATACCTCTTGTGTTATCTCTACTGATTCAGATGGTGCTGTCTCTTGTGTTGATGCTTCTACTAGATTTTCGCTCATATCATTCTCCCTGCTTTGCTAATTCGATATTTGCCATGATTTGACGTACTACGTCAGCCCTTCCTTCCCTGATTCCCTGTGCGAATGCGTCTTCGCCTGGAATTACAATCGGCTTTGTTAGGAATTTACGAATCATAAACTCCAAGACATATTTGCCGCTTCCTTCTTTAAAGGTATTATGGATCTGTTTTGCAATCTCCAAATTACTTTTGCTTTGTTCGTGTACGATAGGCTCAAGAGATTCCCAGTTAAGAGAACTATCTCTGAGCGCTTCTTCCAATTCACTGCTGAGGTGTTCCGCCAACTTGACCTCCTTGCTGTGCTGTTACTGCTGCGATTTGTTGCTTCATCTGGTCTTGCTCTGCCTTATTTCTCAAAAGTTTCTGCGGGATTCCCATTTTATCTGCGATGTATTGTGGGAAGTCCTCTAGTTTAATTGTTCCCTCGAAGTAGTCAGGTGGCAGCATCTGCATATTCTGCATATACATTTGAAGGTTCTGCAGCTCTTCCATGTCCTGAATCTTCGCCATTGGAGAAGTGAACTTGATAGTTACCTCTTTACCATCAACACGAAGAGGTGGCAGCTTCCCGCTCTTAACAAGAATATCAACGACTCTTTTAATCAATGGCTCAAGCATTTCTGATTGTGTTCTGCCGAATGAACTCAATGACGTTTGGATAAGGTCTTGATTCCTGATTCCCATTTCCGTTGCTGTTCTGACTGGTGTTTCCTGAATAGCACCGAATGGCTGTGCAAACATGAACTCGTTGATAATCTGTCGGTAGTCCTGAATCAATAGCTGTGCAAGATTGAAGTCTCCTGAACGGTTAAGAGGCATCAATGACGGATTCGATGATGCGTTTGAGCCAACCGGGATAATAGCGCCAGGTTGTATCTTGACGGTATGCGGGTTAAGAATACCATCGTCTGCGCCAGTATATACGCCGGAAATAGCCAAAGCAGCATTGCGAAGGTTGTACTCTACGATTTTATTCAGCGTCTTAATATCGGGAAGTAGTTGCATGATACGCCCACGACCCAGGACTTCGCCAGGGGTTACAGACTCTCTGAACACAATCCACGGAGATGTATCATTGTACTCCTCCAGGATTATTGCTTTCGATTCAGCGTGAACAACATACGTTTCATACTTCCCTTCAGGTTCATTCTCCAAAAGAACAGCTTCGACAAGTGTCACTTCTTTTTCTGGTGAATCATTGAGCATTCTTGCAAGATCTCCTGACAATTCAGCCTTTGGATAAACCGCATGAATGTCACGAACAGGAATTTTGAATTCTCTGAAAACGTTGTTGATGGTTCCAAGTTTCGTCATTTCAGGGTAAATCTCTGATAGTGAAATGCTTCTGAAATGCAGCATAGATTGAATGCCATCGCCTTCTTCACAAATAATAGCTCCAGTGCTGATGCCAAGATCCATAAATGATTCGTGAATTTGAGTGCTGAAGTTTGAATGGTTGATGTGGTCGAAGATAATCTCTGTAGCCATATCAAGCATTTTTTGCGCTTCCTGATGTGCTTCTTCTGGAATTTCGCTTCCTGGCTCAAGGCGCATCCATGTCTTCCACGGTGGTACTACCTGCTGCTGCATGCGGTTTGCATACTTCTGAAGAGCAACCACGGCAGTGCTGTCGTATACTTCAAGATTCTTTTTCTGCCCTGGTGAGAATTGATCAAGAGTCTGCTTGTCAGGTAATGCATAGCGATATGCTTCACGAAGGTAGTTATGCCAAAGCTGTTTCCTACTCTTCGCCGCTGTCAGTCTTTTTAGAATTGCGTCCACGTCTTGGCTTGGCATCCTGTGTCTCCTTTTTGCATTTGCAGTTCACCTCTGTTACTTCGCGCCCGGGAATGAACTCTGTTCTCTCTCCGCAATCTAGGCACTTAATGCGAGCAAAGTTATCTGTGTAAAATCTAGCCACCTAGCTTGTCCCCCATACCTTGGTCCATTCCGTAAAGCAAAGAACCTCTTTCAATACGTGATGCTCTTCTTTGTTCAAGCCTTCGCTTTCGCTCGTCCTCGATTCCTTGCTGCGCCTCTACACGTCTAGCCTCTTCTGCAGCCGCTTTTTGTGCTGCAGTAATTTCTTCTTTATAGCGCTTTTCCGCTTCTCTTGTAGATACTGTTGATTTTGCACCAATACCTCCGATATCAACCCTTGCTTGAAGCGCGGCGATGTCTTCATTCTTTGATGTATGCAGTAGACCACCAGGGTCAAGAACAAATGCGGTTCCCTCTAGCATATTTTTCGGATTAGAAATTGCCTTTAACCCTTTTAGCGGATCTCCTCCACCTGAAAGCAATGAACCTCCACCCATAATATCTCCTTCTTATTTTTTACAATTATTAATTATAGCATGTTGGCAGTAATTGCCATAATTTAGGTGCCAACTCTATAGAATTGTTTTTGTAGTAGTTCCTGTCTCCAGTGTAAAGCACTGGCTTTCCTTTGCCTTCAGTATAGAATCTATAAAGCCACTTTCCTATTTCAGCCAATTCAACATGAGTGCTTTTCTTCATGTCTCCATACAGGAACGTTACCCACACGTACTCATCATGAAGTTCTATACCCACTACTCCATTGCCGTTTTCAGTGCCTATGATAACGTGAGGAATAC